AATTATTGTTTCTCAAAAGACACAAATGTATTGACGCGATCCGGTATGCGTCAGATAATAGATGTTAAAGATGGTGACGAAGTCTTAACTCTATATGGATGGTCAAAATGCAGCAAATCGTATATGACAAGAAAAAATGCGAATCTTGTGGAAGTGAAGTTCAAAGACGGTACGAAGGTGAAATGTACGCCGGATCATTTATTTATGACGGAAAAAGGATGGATATCCGCAGAGAAGTTAAACCAGGGTTTAGTGATCCAGTCATCCTTGATAAATGGATTCAGTACTTTGATGGAAAAATATATCGATTATACCAAAACTCAACCTATTTTTGTTCCTTTAGTGTCCTTCTTCACAGGTCGGTTTGGGAAGGAGCCTACGGTGAAATACCATCAGGGTGCCATATCCACCATATCGATAGAAACGTCGCTAACAATAAATTGGAAAACTTGTTGTGTTTGGCTGCGGAGGACCATCGAAAAATTCCGAAAATTAGCAATCCAGGAATATCAGAAGCTTGTCGTAAGGGTGCAGCAAAATGGCATAGATCAGACGAAGGAAGAAAATGGCACAAAGAGCAGGCAACCATGTGTAAAGGGTGGGATAATTGGAAGCGGGAGCCGAGAAATTGTGGATATTGTGGAAAAGAATTCGAGGCCGTTATTAGAGATGGTAAATCAACCCATAAATGGTGTCATGCAAACTGCAAGGCTGCTGCAGGTAGAATCCGTAGAAAGGCTCAAGGAGAATGAAGACGTTTATTGTATAAATGTTCCAAATGCTGGTCACTTTTCCCTTTCAAATGGCGCAATAGTAAGAAATTGCGATGCATTAAGATATATGTGTCAAGGTATACATTTAACTTCAAATAGTATAACCCCAGAAGAGTTTGACCGTAAGAAGATGGAGGCGTTGATGGGTGGAAGGGAAAATCTTCCATATCCATTTAATCAGGCAAGTGGTGGTAATAGAAGAAGTGGGTATAGATAAGTATGGTCAACGACAATAAGGAATAGTGTTATTGTCATTTTTACCCATTTTCGATAATAAGAACATGCGGTCATGTAATATTTGCTCACAATCGTTGCATGTTCTACCCTAGCAATATCAAATACTTTCTAGTATCAGTGATACAAATAGGAGAATGTAGTAATGCTTGTGAAGCCCATAACAAGACTGCCCGATTCAGTGCTTGCCACCGATAGAACTGTGTACGCCGATGACTTTAGTTCAATCAAGAAGTATATAGACTCAATCTATATATCTAATAATGCTACTTGGATGGCTCATCAAAGAGAAGCGACTATTGATACTCAGTTAGAAGCGGGAGATGTTTCCCTTTCTGGGGATTCAAACTCGTCACCACAGTTCTTCAATGGTAGGGAGGTGGTGAACTGTAATAGAGTGAGGCCAATGTGTAATATGGTCTCAGGTAAGCAAAGACAACAGCGCAAGTCACTTATTGTTGCGCCCCTGGAGAATGGTGATCAGTTAACTGCAGATCAGATGACCAAGGTGTTAATGCATATACATAAGAACAATCAGTTCGATGATATCTTTTCAGATGCATTCCATCAAGGTGCCTGTATTACCGGCATGAATCTGATACAAGCGTACTTAGACTTCACTGACGATCCAATATTTGGTGATATTAAGTACAAGAACTTACACTATAACCAGTTCTTTATTGATCCATACTTTAGGAACAAGGACCTTTCAGATTGTAACTATGTCTGGGTGAGAACTTACTTAACTCATTCTTCAGCCGCTGCGTTAATGCCACAATATGCGCAAGATATATTAGATCTCCCGGGTAATCCAACAGGAGCTGGCCGCGATGGAAGATTTAACTATATGCCACAAGCGTATGGTATTGCAGGTCAGAATCTTATTGCCTATGACGAGTTCTATTATAGGGACTACCGTACCCGCGAAATACTCATAGATAAAAACACGGGTCTCTGGCGTGAGGTTACCAAGGAAGAGATGGAGACGTATGACTTTGATTTCATGATGGCGGCGTATTCCCAGCTTGAAGTTCAAACTCAAACAATACCTACTGTGCGCATGGCAATACTGATTCAAGATAGAGTATTTTATGATGGTCAGAATCCATTTGGTATTGATACCTTCCCTTTTGTGCCAGTGATTGGCTACTATAATCCGATGATGCCGTACTACTACAGTAGGATTCAAGGTATCTGTAGATCTCTTCGATCTCCTCAGGCGCTTCTTAATAGGCGTATTATGCTTTCAGCAGATCTTCTTGAGTCTGTGGCGAACTCAGGATATATATTTAAGGTCGGTTCTGTTGTTGATATTAAACATCTATTTCAAACAGGCCAAGGCCGTATTATCCCGTTAAAAGATGAAGCGCAGATGACTGATATTCAACAGATACAGCCACCGCATGTTGATCCTTCAATGTTCACGCAGATGGAGGTGTATTCTAAAGAGATGCACTTAGTTTCTGGTATCACTGAAGAGAACATGGGGTACACCATTGATGAAGGCGCCTCTGGATTCAAGACTGCTATCCGTCAGATTGCAGGAAGTATTTCATTACAACCCCTTTTTGATAACGCTGACTTCTCCCTTAAAGCTATCGGTGAGTTAAGTGTTAAGATGTTCACCGCGAACTACGGCCCTATGAAAATAAGAAATATCCTTGAGGGTAAAGAACCAACGCCACAGTTCTTTAATAAGGCGTTTGGTAAGTACCATTGTCAGGTACAAGAGGGATATGGTACTGATTCCCAGAAACAGATGCAATATGCTCAATTCATTGAACTCAAGCAAGCAGGTGTTGATATACCAAATGATTCAATTATTGAGGCAGCTTCAATTCAAAATAAAACAGAACTACTTCAGAAGATGCAACAAAGGGAACAACAGCAAATGCAAATGCAACAGATGCAAATGCAAATGGAAATGCAACAAGGTCAAGCTACCATTGAGAACACAAAAGCCAGTGCGGTATCACTTCAAGGGCTTGGTCTTGAGCGCATTAGTAGGGTTGAAGAGAATAAAGCGCTTGCAATTGAACGTCGTGCGCAAGCTGATAGGGATGAGGCTGCTGCTGAGCATGAACATGAACAAGCTCTTCTTACTTTTGTGCGGGCACTTAAAGAGATGGAAGGCCTTGATAGTGAGCATTTGAAAAGAATGGCAGAGGTTGCCAAGATAATGAGAGAAATGGAACATCCAGTTAGAGATAATGGAAGTTTAAATTCTAGACTTTCGGCTACATGATGTATGCTATTTCCGCAATTAGTTAATTGCTAGTTAGACGAGTCGTGACATTTTGTCACACGTTGCGGCGTGTTCCGCAGTTACTAGGGTCACGGACCCAAGGGAGCCAATATGGCAAAAAGACACTACTCACACGAAAACCATAGTTCTATGACTTATGAGAGTGCGCCTATGCACTTGCCTCGCTATGAAGAGCAGGAACGAGTTCGTCAAGATAGCCGTGGAATGATACACGAAGACTGGTCTAAACCAGCATTGTTACCACAAGGTTGCATGAATAAAGATTGGCCTCGTGTTGATTACGGCGTGCAAGATTCTCCGCCTATGCTCTTTTCTGGTGTTAACATGCAGATGAAGAATGAATCTTCTGCAGTTCGCAGAGAACGAAGCAAACGTAAGTTCTAACTAAGGATTTACTATGGCAGCAGTTGCAACCATACGCCCGAATACCAAAGCAATGAAGATTGCGTATAAGATACTCAAAACGCCAAAGGAACTACAGCAATCACCGCGTAGTAAGCCGGCAAATGATAATCAGAAGAAACGTTGGTTTCGGGATTCTATGTACAGTCGATAGATATAAGGGGGCATAAAAACCCCCTTTAATAAAAGGAAGTAGTATGGCAATGAATAAAATGTGCAAGAAATGCAAATCAATGAAATGCAAATGCAAAAAAGTACAAAAGTAATAACGCGACCTGATTGTCCTCGTTTCCCCTGGCGGCTCACCAGGGGTTTTTATTTGTGCTAATTATGTAGTCGACTAAACAATCAGCACATGCTACTATCTGTCTGCTTTGATCTGAAAGTTTTAGCGGCTCTAGGAACAAGGTGAAATAGTACTCCTTTACTACTTCTATACAATACAGCAAAGAACCTCTGAGATATTTTGTCTCGGGGGTTTTTTGTGGTAATATGCCCAAAAGAAGAGATGCAAAGGGTAGTAATGAAGCAAGCAACTGAAACAAGTTGGGGTCAGATCACTGACGAGATCCAACATGATGCGGTTAAAGTAAATGAATATATTTGGGCACAGATACAACTAAAGGCATTTGAAACTTCTGAACTTGAAGCATTCAGAAATAAAGATTTCTATATAGTTCCCATAATACGGAGAAATAAGCTTACCGGGCTTATGGAGATTCCTCCGCTTATTATAACGAGGCATTCCTGCCCAACGCCCGTCTACAATCAACACGTGTTCGTATTCGATCATAAAACAAAACAGACCAATTGGATGTGGACCATTCCCACTCAATACAAACACTTGTACTACTTACAAAACGCAAAAGAGTTATTAACTGACCCTGTGCATAAGGTACAGGTCGAAATATGCCTACTCTATGAAAATGGACAACTACTTGACCAAGTAAAGAAGATCAATAAAGAGCATGGACCAAACCAAAACTTAGTAATGAGACCAAAAGAATCGATTAGTCATTAAGGAGAGATAGTATGTTTGATGATACAACACAAGTAGACACTATATCAGAAACTCAAGGGCAACAACCCACAGAGAGTACCGCACAAGAACAGAGCCCCCTTGAACAACCACCTACCCTTAAAGAGCAAAATCTCCGCACCATGAGAGAGCGCGCTGAAGCGGCAGAAAGAAGATTAAAAGATCTTGAGAATCAAATGAAGCAAGCCCGAGAGTCTCAATCATATCAAGAGCAACCTCGCCAAAGACAGGCAGAACCAATTCAAGCCAGTGAAACTATTGATGTGGGTGATGAAGAACTTATAGAGGGTAAACATCTCAAGAAGTATGTGAACTCTATAACCCAAAAATATGACCGCGAGTTACAACAGATTAAATCTCAAAATACCATAGATAATGCTGAACGAACCTTGCGGTCTCGCTACCCTGATGCTGACGATGTACTCAGTGAGGATAATGTGAATAACTTTAAGGCGTTATACCCTGAAGAGTTTTCTTCCGTTATGTCCAATCCTGATGCTTATTCTAGAATGAAGAGTGCTTACACGAATATTGTTAACTTTGGTATATCTGAGCGAAGAGAGCCAACAAGAGATATTGATCGTCGGTTACAAGAGAATAAAACAAAGCCACGATCTGCGGCGGCCACTCCTTCCACTTCTGGGGATACTCCCTTATCAAGAATTGGTGAGTTTGAACGAAGGATTCTGACTCCTGACATGAAAGATCGCATACTGCAGAATCTTAATAGCGTAAAAGAAAAACTTAAATATTCACGAGAATAGAAAATCTCCTTGTGTAGTTTCTCAGGTACCATGCTTTGCCTGAGTAATTGATCCCCCGATTAAACGTCGGGGGTTTTTCGTTTATGTTCAAATTTGTGCCGATGAATGTGTTTTGTGTTGGAAATTGTTTGTGGTAGTATACCCGTGACGTATTTAGTCTCGTCAACTATCAGCGTAACATGGCTTCGCTAACCAATCGGTGTATAAGTGTTCACCGAGCTAGGGACGTAAGACATTCGTGTCAATGAAGCCCCGTCCTCCTTCAGCACTGTTCAAATAAATATATATATCCAAGATACGATGTATCTCATTGGAGTATTTCTATGGCATTAACTACGCAAACTCAATTGCCGCCACAAGTACAACAATCTGTGCATGATACCATGTTGTCTATCAAGACACCTGATCTCATTCATAATGTTGCTTCTCAGCGCGCAATCCTCCCTGCAAAAGGCGGTACGACCTTACGGTACTATCGTTATGACAGACTTCCAACAGCTCCAGTTCCATTAACAGGTGCTGAAGTACCAGCGGTCACACCTTCACGTATTGATATTGATGCAACGGTTTCCTTTTATGGGCAATTCATGGCATTGAATCAAACAATCAACTTGCAAAACCAAGATGCAGTATTAACAAATATGGCAGAACTTCTTGGTCTTTCAATGCGGATGACTGAAGATCAACTTACTCGCGATATGTTGGCAGCTACTGCTTCAGTGTATTACTGTACTGGTGGTAACAATGGCGACGACCCATCAAATCTTTCGCTTTCTGATATTACGGCAGTAACTACACAGCTTCAAACAAATGACGCTTGGATGATCCTTCGTAATCAACGCGGTGAAGACAGATTCGGTAAACTTTGTGCCGAATTAAAATTTTCTCTGATTGACTTGGAAGCCGTAGCGTAAGAGCCGGTGACAGGGCGGAAGGCGAAGGCCACCGTGAACGACTAAGTGAGAAAACACCGCAAGGTGATGCGATAGTCTGACCTGCGATGGAAACACGCAGAGGGAGATCCGAAGAGGTTTCCCCGCCTAGAAATAGGTCACAAAAGTAACAGTATAAAATGACGGGTCCATTGCGCGATGCATATATTGCATTGGCACACACTGATATCTCAGGACAACTTGAGTCTATTAATGGATTCTTGCCTAAATGGAACTACCCATCGCCTGATGCAAACACCTTGCCATCAGAATGGGGTGCTATTAATAACGTTCGTTTCTTAACATCATCTGTCGGTTCAATATCTCCGTCAGCATCTGGTTTAGGAAATAACGTGTATAACGTATTCATTCAAGGACTTGAAGCTCTTGGTCTTGTTGAGCAAGATAACTTCTCTTCTCGAATACTTTATCGTGGTCCTGAATATTCTGACGCATTGTTCCAAAATTGGACATTGGGTTGGACTATGGCTCAAGTACCTCGCATATTGAACGATCTTTGGATAATTAACATGCGTACAACGCTTGCATAAGGGGATACCATGTCAGTATTATTTTCAGGAAGTTGGAGTGGTCGTTTTGTTTCAACGGGTGTTGCTAAATTCATTCCATTGCCGTCAGGCGTAGATAGAATGGAAGTGACCAATGAAACAGTTTCTTACGCAGCTGGTGGTGGTGGCGGTGCTAAATTTGAATGGCAACGTGGTGATGCTACCGGTCGCGGAACTCTTTATACAAAAGAGGCGACTATTGGTGCATTAGTTCCTTCACAGATAGCAGCCGCTTCAGGTTTCTATCTTCTTGATACCACTATTCAAACTATTGGTGTTCTTAATAACGGTTCAACCGCTATTAGTGCAGTGTCAACAGGTACTCCTCCTCGTGTCACCGTTGGTTCTACCACAGGTATGGCAACAGGTGACATTGTTCGTCTGTATAACATTGCCGGCGCTGGTCAATTGAATGGGTATGACTTTAGTATAACAGTCATTAACGGTACCACTTTTGACTTAACGAACGCTGCGACACTTGCTGTCGCGGGTACAACTGGTTCATTTAGAGTTATAAGTGCTCCGTACTTCTATCCTATTGAAAGAGAGATCACTAAGATTCAGAAATCTTCTGTTGGTACTGTTCCTGCTGGTCAAACGCGTATTACAATTGGTGTTGCGTATACCTATACCGTTGGTCAAAAGGTCAGAATTATTGTTCCTTCAACGGTATTTGCTATGACAGAAATGAACGGCCTTGAGGGTACGATCGTTGCTGTCGGAATTGCAGATGCTGGCGGATCAACATCAACAATTGATATAGATATTGATTCTGCAAATTTCACAACATTCACTTTCCCGGTTGCTGGTGGACCAAGCTTTAGTCCTGCGCAAGTTGTTCCTATGGGGGAAAACACTGCTCAAGCTATTACTTCTGGTACTAATGTTATTGGTGACTCGACTATTAATACCGGCCAAATTGGCATGCTATTAAAAGCGGGCGCTGCAAGCCCTGCGGGTGTTGCAGATGATGTGATCACTTGGATTGCATTTAAATCATTCAATCAATAAAGAATAAATAGTTGAACCCGTGATATTTAGTCACGGGTTCAGTGGGTGACAAAACGTCACGAACTGACTTAATAAAGGAGAGAAGATGGCAAGAAATAATCCAACAGAACCGGCATATACCATGAACGATGTCATTGCTCAGCAAGATCGTAGACAGTATAAATCTGGTCGTATAGATAATAACTATCTTAATAATAACGGTATTAAGAAAGATAAAGTAGAACTCAAAAAAGAACTTGATCGAAGATACGCCAGAGACTGTGAGTTAGTGGTTATCCAGTTCAAGAACCTTGAAACACCTGGTGGAGTTCTCCGGTTTAGCTATAAACGTTGGGCGCGGGACCAATGGGAGAAGTACGAGTTATTTGATGGGCAAGTATATCAAATTAAACGTGGTGTGCGTGATCATATATCTAAGGGTTGCTACTCACTTGTCTACCAACAACTACAAGGTGCGGGAGCAGAGGGATCATTCGCTATCCAGGCTGCGGGTATGCACAATGAATATTCCCATAAAGTGATGACCGCTTCCAAGAAGTTACACAGGTTCCAGGCGCTTGGTCTTGAGTACATGGACGATTCTCTTGATTATAATGCTCCTGAAATCCATCAAGTATCAATAAGTCCTGCATAAAAGTTAGGTAGAAAAGATGCCAGTCGATCCTCGATTTAATTCGGTAGAGCTTCCCACCTTTCAACCTGCGATGCGATTCATATTGTCTATCACGCAAACAGACCCTATCGTAATCACCACTACATTTGATGGGACAACCCCTGGAAGTCACCAATACGAATCAGGATTAATTGTACAGCTTTTTATACCCCGTGGGTTTGGTATGGTCCAGTTTAATCAATTTACTGGACCTATCACTGTTTTAACCGCAAGCACCTTCTCTATGGATTTGAGTGCAATATACTCAGATTCTTTTGTCATACCGGCAATCCAACCGGGTAATTTTGGTACTGTTGCACAAGTAGTTCCGGTGGGAGAGGTTGCATCATCTGTCGCTCAATCCACTAGAAATGTGCTTCCTTATTAGGAGATATGATGGCTACACCCACTATTGCAAATTCTACACTTGCTGAAATACAACGGAAGGTTCGCCGGCTTACGAGAAGCCCCTCGATTAATAGTTTGAGTACTGCTGAATTAGATCAATATATAAATACCTTCATACTGTACGACTTCCCCCAGCATGTACGGTTGTACAATCTGCGATCTACCTTCACTTTCTACACACAACCCAATATAGATGTGTATGAATCAAATGAGACTGATGTTAATGATGCGCTCTACCAGTTTAAAAATAGAGTTGTTGCTATACATCCACAGGTCTATATAGCAGGCGTTCCGGCATTTTACACACAAGATAGAGACATCTTTTTTGGAACATTTCCTCGATATCAATCAATCATCAATCAAGCGGCGCTCGCTGACGGAACAACTGGTCCATTCACCGGGACACTGAGCTCTATTCCTGTATTGCAAAACAATGTACTGTTTTCCACAATAACCACAGACAATGAAGCAATGAACTTGGTAGATTACCCAGAAAATGGTGAAACTGGTCTCTTGGGATACCCAGGAACACCCCCTACCGCATTAATTAACTACGGGTCAATAAATTATCTTACGGGAGTATTCTCGGTCACCTTCCCCAGTGTAACCATTGATGGAAATGTAATCACCGCAGAAACGGTTCCCTATCAAGCGGGTA